ATGTTGCAACTAACGGAACAAGTATTGCCTCACTAAGCCCAGCGCTGGTGTCAGGTGATGTGCTAGAAATTATTACTTTTACAGCATTTGATGTTGCAACAGCAATCCCTAATACCATACTTGATGCTAAAGGTGATTTGATTGTAGCAAGCAGTGCTGACACACCAGGTAAACTAACTCTTGGCACTAATGGATATTATTTGAAAGCCAACTCAGGTGCCGCACTTGGCGTTGAGTGGGCTGAACTAGCAACAGTAGACACACAATCTATCGAGGTAATGACCTTGATGGGTGCATACCTCTAAACGAAAGGCACAGTAACTAATGGCTGTAGTATCTAAAGTCCTTGCTCGAACAGCAGCAGCGACAACTTCAACAACCCTATACACAACTCCCGCAGGAACTACTGCGGTAGTAACTAACATCGTTATTTGCAACCCAACAACGGCTGCAGTAACAGCATCAATGACTATCAATGCTATTGATTTTCTTGGTAGCGTATCTGTTGCTGCCAATACATCGGCATTTTTTGACTTAAAACAAGTTGTTCCTGCAACTCAAGTAATTGCTGGTAGTGCTTCAACTACAGCAGTAGACTTTCACGTTAGCGGAGTGGAGATAGTATAATGGGTATTTCAGTATTTCCTGTTGCTAGCGCAGCCAGTAAGACACCAACCGTTGAGACTTTAACATCAGGTGTTTCATACACAGTCCCAACAGGCGTCACTTCTATCACTGCAACTTTAATTGGTGGCGGCGGCGGCGGCGGCGGTGCAAATGCTGCTGGTGATGCTTTTGGTCACGCTGGCAACGGTGGACAAAAAATAACCACAACCTTAACGACCACACCTGGTGCATCAATTGCTTATGCAATCGGTGCTGGTGGTACTGCTGGTGCGCAAAATGCGACTGGCGGTGCTGGTGGGTCAACGACATTCACTGGTGCAACAACGGCAGCGGGCGGTGCTGGTGGTACTGCGGGTACAGCCGACGGACAAGCAAGGAGTTCAACTGACCCAGCGGAAAATTATGGAGTCGGTGGAGAAAACGACAAAAAAGGCGGTGCTGGCGGTGCTGGCGTCATCTATCTTGAGTACTGGACATAGGAGAAAATTGTGAAAACATTTGCCGTAGTTGAAAACAAAAAAGTTGTCAATATCATTTGTGGTGTTCCTGATGAAGTGGTCACCGCTAATCCGAACAAATACATTGAATACACTGAAGGCAATTGGGATTTTAATGCTGGTATTGACGGCGGAATTTTTTTTCCAGAACCAGAGGTAACCAATGACTAAAGCCCGCGTAAATGCAGACAACGCATCTGCTGACATTCAAGGCGTAACAGCAGGTACAGGATTAACAGGTGGTGGTACATCGGGTACTGTCACGCTAAGTTTGGAAACAGACCCAAGCCCTTTCGCACTAATGACAATGGGAGCATAACAAATGCCAACAACATATAAAGTACTGGGGCAGGTAGCCCCATCAGCAACAACAGCAACAACCGCATACACCGTACCATCGGCAACGCAAGCAGTAGTTTCTACTATTGCAGTTGCTAACCGTGGTGCGTCAAGTGCAACCTATCGCATTGCGATTCGTGTGGCTGGCTCTGCTCTTTCTAACGAAGAGTACATTGCATACGATACTGCAATTACAGCAAACAACAGCACAATGATTACCATTGGTATTACTCTTGGTGCAACAGATGTTATTACAGTCTATGCATCAACTGCTGACTTGTCATTCAACGTATTTGGAAGCGAGATTTCATAATGGCTGTATCCTCATTAGTAGCCGCTGGTGGCGGCGTAACGCAAAAAGTACAAGAATTTACATCTACTGGAACATTTACTGTTCCGTCTAACTGCTCATCCGTTCAAGTATTTTTAGTAGGCGGTGGCGGTGGCAGTGGTTTATCTAGAGGCACAGCAAGCAGTTGGTCTACCTCAGGTGGCGGTGGAGGTGGTGCAATTTATAATGCAGCAATCACCGTAACTCCAGGTGCTTCTTATACCGTAACTATTGGCGCTGGAGGAACAACAGGTGCATCATCTGCAGCACCTGCAGCAAGCAATGGTGGTAATACGACTTTTGGTTCGCTAGCAACTGCTCTTGGTGGCGGCGGAGGCGGAGGCGCTGTAGGTTCAACTGCAACTTCAGGAAATCGTGGACTAAACGGCGGAACTGGCGGAGGAGGTGGCGCTGGTGATGTTGGCTCTCCAGGCTATTATTTTGGAGGCTGCGGCGGTGGTGCTGGTGGCAATGCAATTGCAGGAAATTATCCATTCTACTATAGCGGTAGTGGTGGTCAGGGCGCGCTAGCCACAAGAGGTATTGCTGGTTTTGGCACTCAAGCAGGTAGTGGTTGTGGTGCGGTCATTGGTGACCTTACCAATGCGAAATGGCCAACAACTAGCATCCCTGGGCCTGGGATTAACGGTTACGGTTGCGGCGGCGCTTCAGTAGATAGTTCATATGGTTACACGCCCTGGAACGCTGGAGCAGCAAATACAGGCAACGGTGCGTGCAGCAATACAAGCGGTAGCGCATCAAATGTTGCTGGTTACTCGGGTGGTTCAGGATACGCAAAGATTGTTTATTGGAGTTAATTATGGAACAACATTACGCATTTCTTAAAGATAATCGTGTAGTACAAATTGCAGTTTTTGCATCGCAAGATGATGAACTTGCCAATCGTATTGTAGAAGAACAAAGTTATGACAATGCAGTGTGGGTTGGAGAAACTGTACCAGTTATGCACTCATTTTATGATGGGACATTATTTACTCCACCAACACCAGAGTATTTAATTTCTATTGGAGTCTTAAGCGCAGATTCTCAAGAAGAAGAACCAACAGAATAACCTTTATCCCTGAGCAAGGATTCAAACTGCTCACTAATTTTGCCTACTTGACAAGGTATGCCATAATAGTATATAGGCAACCTTGCCATATAATAAGGGGACACAATGATAGGACCAAAAGAAACAGTAGCCATTGGCTGGTGTGATAACGGCATGGTAGATGGCAAGTTTACTGAGGGACTTATGTCTGCAGTAATTACTGGTGGGGCTAACAAGATGCCCATCACCACATCTATGAGAGTGCAAGGCAATCAGATTGGTAGACAGCGTCAGGTCCTTTGGGACTATTGGGCTGACCATATTAAGACTGACTGGTTACTATGGGTTGATTCGGACATTGTCCTGACACCAGAAGTAATGCAGAAGTTATGGGCTACTGCTGACAAGCACCATCGCCCTGTTGTGAGTGGAGTTTACTTCATCTCCAAGGAGAACGAAGGCACACTTATGAAGCCATATCCAGTACTCTTTAATGATGTATCTGAGTTTCAGGTTCAGTATGTGCATCCACTGCCACAGAACGAAGTAATTAAGTGTGACTCAGCAGGATTTGGTCTAGTGCTTATGCACAAGTCAATCATTCCAATTATGCGTGAGAAGTATCCTAACCAGTCTATGTTTATGGAGACTGCAGGTGGTCATGATGACCAGTTTATCGGAGAAGATATTATCTTCTTCCGCAAGATGAAGGCTGCTGGTATTCCACTACATGCACACACAGGTGCTCTAGTAAAACATATGAAGCGATTCTCGCTTGACTATGATTACTATGGCATGTACTGGACAATGGATAGTATTAAAAAGAAAATGGAAGAACAACCAAACTAAGGAGTCTACGTGGCTGGTCGTGATATTACCGAAGGTCGTGCAACGCGGGCGATTGCTGTTGATGTTGGTGTAGTTTCTACATCTGCTATCTGGCAGAACACTGATGTAGCATATGATGTTGCAGTAGGTGGCATGCCGTTTATCTATGCAATCAATGATGCACGTCCTTACATCCGACAGACTGCACCGTTCCGTAAGGAACAGTTTGACAATCAGACTGAACCAGGTGAGCAATCACTTACTGGTTGGTGGATTCGTAGTCAGATGTCTTTCCATGGTGGAGACGGTATTACTTTCTTTGACCCAGCACAATCATCGGCACGCTCACTCGACCACTATCGCTTCTCTGATAGCAAGGGTGTAAATGTTTGGGACCAGGGTAAGGTAACTCTTCTTAAGAATGTAACCCCTGGACATGTTACTACTGGTCCTATTGCAAGCAATGGGGTAGTCCAGCAACATCTACGTTCTATCAAGTGGAGCACCTTTACTGGTGCATTACTATATGATGAGTTCGATGTTGACAAGATTAAAGTAACAGACCCATCTAACCCAGTTCACTTTATTGATTACAATAGTGGTACTGATTCTCCTGTGTATGCCATCTGTGATGATGGAACTTTTGCTTACTGGATTACTAACACATCAACCAAAAAGACTGTATACAAAAAAGCATTGACTCTTACTTCTGCTGATGCTGATACTAAAATGTTTGACGAAATTGGCGTGGTATCAAATGCTGTTATGGAGTATGTAAAAGATAGAATTATTCTATGTGCTGATAACAAAGTTTATGAATTTTCTACATCAGCCTCAGCATTGCCATCACCTGTGTATACTCAAACAACAACTACCCATGTGTATACATCTATTGCAGCATCAGGTCCTGCTATCTACATTGCTGGTTACAATGGTAGCCAATCAACTATTCAAAAGTTTACACTCTCAACTGCTGGAGTAATGCCTACACTAACATCTGCAATTACTGCTGCTGAATTACCAACAGGTGAGATTGTACATAAGATTTACTACTACCTTGGTTACATGATGATTGGAACTAACAAGGGTATTCGAGTGGCGGCAGTATCAGACCAAGACGGTTCGCTTAACTACGGCCCACTTATTGTGGAAACAACTCAGCCCTGCTACGACTTTGCAGCACGTGACCATTATGTATGGTGTGCTACTGGCGTTGCTGGAGCACCAGGATTAATCCGCATTGACTTAAGTAGCGAGATTGAACCATTACGTTTTGCTTATGCAAATGATATTTATTATGCTGGTATAACGGGACACGTTACTACTGCCGTCTGTTTTGATGGCAATACCGACCCAGCAACAACAAATAGATTAATGTTTGCTACTGCGTATGCCTCCGCTACAGATGGTGCTATCTATGTTGAAGATGCATCAACTCTCATGACAAGCGGATACATACAGACTGGGTACATTAGATACAACACACTAGAACCTAAGAACTTTAAGCGCCTTATTGCGCGTGGTGACTATACCTATGGCTCAATAACTCTTGAGACTGTTGATGAAGATGGAACAGAGTACGACGTCATAACATATGATGTAACCGTACCACCAGTTGAGGTGACAACATCAACCCCAGCAACAGCCCAAGAATACCTAGGGTATAAGTTTATCCTCACCCGTGATGCAACTGATACTACCAAGGGACCAATCATGGAAGGCTATCAGGCTAAGGCAACTATCGCTACGCCTCGACAGCGAGTAATGAGATTCCCCGTCTATTGCTATGACGTGGAGACAGATAGATATAATGTGCAAGTTGGATACGAAGGCAGAGCCTTCGATAGAATTAACCAACTAGAATCCGTTGAAGAAAGCGGAGACGTTGTAACTTGGCAGGACCTTACCACAGGTGAGTCACGTCAGGCTATCATTGAACAAATCTCTTTCACCCGCCTCACACCTCCAGACCGTGGATTCACGGGCTATGGTGGTGTCATTGATATAACGATTAGGACTGTGTAATGTCTTCTGCTCAATGGCTAGGTCTAGCCGTATCTGTTTGCACTTTAGTTGCAGCTTTTGCTACATCAGTTCGCTGGTTAGTTAAGCACTACCTCTACGAACTCAAGCCTAACTCAGGCACAAGCCTTAAAGATTCAGTCATTAGGCTAGAAGAAAAAGTAGAAATCTTATACCAGATTATGATTCAAAAGGGGAGAGATGAACAACGATGAAGCCTGTTGCCAAGAAAGCCACACCTGCCGCTATTGCTGTCCTTCGACAAGCCACCAAGATAGCGCCATCGCGTATGAAAGCATCCGATGGACTTCTGCCGTCGAAAGCACATCAGGCACAGAACCCCAACAGCGACCATAACACAGGTCTTGCTGTCGATTTAACTCATGACCCTGCACGCAACATCGACTGCCATGAAATCTATGAGGAGTTGAAGAAGGACAAGCGTGTTAAGTATCTAATCTTCAAGGGTCAGATATGGATGCCAGGTAGAGGCGACAAGCCATACACTGGTAGCAATCCACACAACAAGCATTTACATATATCAATCAAGGATAACTGTGGGAACGATGACTCCCCATGGTTCCCATGGTTAGACAAGCCAGTGTTTAAGACTGCTGACCAAGCCAGGTTAGCGGCATCAAGACTAAAGCCCCTACCAAAAAAGAAAGAGAACAAATGAAAGAACTAATCAAGAAGTTTTTCGGACCAAAAGAAGTAGCTGCTATCAAGTCCTATCTACGTGCCGTCCTTGCATCAGCCGTGACTATGGGGTTAGCCCTTATCATGGACATGCAGCCTGAGCATGCTATCCTAATCGGTGGAGTGACAGCTCCATTGGCTAAATGGGCAGATAAGACCGAGACTGAATACGGACTAGGCTCCGAAGAGTAACCATTTAAGGGCCCTAGCAGGCCCATAGACACAAGAAACCCCCCTTCCTAAGGTAATCACCCTAGGTTGGGGGGTCTTTTGTCGTTTCTACAGGTCTTCGTCGTCGGCTTCGATGTCCTCTAGCTGGTCAGCAAAAGCCTTTAGGTCTTTCTTGAATCGGTACTCTTTGTATCGGTGAATCAGTTCTTGATAGACATCGCGCACAGCGATGGCTAGTAATACTCCAAAGAAAACTTCTAACATAGTATCTCCTATAGTATATTATATATATTATTATATATAATAAAACCCCTTCGGGGTTTATATATTATATATTAATATTAATTATACACATAGAATCTGAGGGTGTAAATAAGCGAATCAAGCACGCCTATTGGCACTGATTCCTGAGTGTGCTATGATTGTGCAATGATTCAACTTGGAGATTATGAATTACCTGAACACGTGAGTTACTCAGCGTTCAGTACATACGTTGACTGTGGATATCAGTACTACCTAGGGCGATTGCTTCAGGTACCTGAGGAGCCATCAGTCTGGTCAGTGGGAGGTTCTGCCTTCCATACAGCTACAGAATTGTGGGACTTAGAACATGCTGAATAGTGAACTATGGGCGAAAGCCTGGGCACAAGAGGCTGAAGGCAAGGACCTAACCAACGCTCGTGTTGGTGGTCGTGCTACTAAGGCTAACCCAAACAAAGAAGATGTCACCTTCTGGCAATCGACTGGACCTCAATGGGTCCAAGCATACATCGATTGGCGTAAGGCTAACCCTGACTGGAAATTGTGGAAGACACCACAAGGTGCACCAGCAGTTGAGTTGGCTATGTTACCTGAATTTGCTGGCGTGCCAGTCAAGATGATTCTTGACAGGGTGTTTGAAGTCAATGGCGAACTCGTCATCGTCGACTTAAAGACCTCTCAGCAAACACCAACCAATACACTACAACTTGGATTCTACAAGGTCGGTATGTTAAAGACCTTTGGTATCGATGTTAAGTGGGGGACTTATTGGATGGCACGTCAGCACGGTGTGTCCCCTCTTGTTAGCCTCGAGCAGTACACAGAGGATAAACTTGAGTACCTTGTAGCAGGATTTGACAAGGCTCGTAAGGCTGGAATATTTTTACCGAACACAAACAACTGCCAATATAAATGTGGATTGACAGCACACTGTCAGTTCTCAACGAAGATAGGATAACAAATGGAAGAATGGAAACTACAAGTTAGTTATAAGACACCTGCTGGTGACATGATTAACGTCCGTGCTAACACCGCTGACGAACTAAGTGTGTTGCTTGAAGGTGTTGGTGACTACTCAACTCAGGTTGCAGCAGTGCAACGATTGGTTGTTGGTGCTTACAATGCAGCCCCTTTGGGGACCACGCCTTCAACTCCAAGCACAGCGCCATCCACTTACTCCGCTCCACCCCAGGCGCAGGGTCCGTTACTTACACCTCCACCAAGCGCGGTAACTCCATCAGGACAAGCGAGCCCGACGTGCGTACACGGAGCGAGAATCTTCCGACAGGGAGTGAGCAAAGCGAGTGGGAAGCCTTACGCTTTCTGGGCATGCCCAACCCCACAGGGGACTCCAGACCAGTGCAAGCCAGTAAACTAAAACGTTAATGAAGGAACGCAGCTACCGACGTACACCACAGAAGTGGCTGCGTTCTTTCTATACAGAAGGGAATGAATCAGGATGCGTACACTTGTCCGCTCAGTTGGTCGTTCCAGTATTGGTGGAGAACCGCTCCCTAGTTGCTTTAAGGCATTCGAAAGTAACAAGATTATCATTAGGCGCTCTGAGGTTTCGATGTTCGCAGCCGCACCTGGAGTCGGAAAGTCAACACTAGCACTGGCTTTAGCGTTGAAGATGAAAGTCCCAACACTTTACATCTCAGCAGATACCAATGCACACACGATGGCTATGCGATTAGCCTCAATGATTTCAGGTAAGTCACAGACTGACGTTGAAGCATTGATGAATACAGACCATGGTTGGACAAAGGCAACACTTGCAAAGGGTAGCCACATTGTATGGTCGTTTGAATCAGCACCAACACTACAAGATATTGATGAAGAAGTGCAAGCCTTCGAAGAACTATGGGGTTGCCCACCAACATTGATTGTTGTAGATAACCTAATGGATGTAGCCACCGATGGTGGTGAAG